CGCAGCTCACCGGCAAGGATGCAAATGTCGTACACGCTCCAAGCCAAATCTGCCCATTTGTCGTAGTTCTTCTCTGCCATCCTCCGACGTTCATCGGCAATCATCACACTGTTGATCGTGTCGATAACAATGTTGTGGATGTTCGGGGCCTTGTCACTGATATTCTGCATCAGTTTCAAGATAGTTTCCTGTACCGTTGTACGGAAGTAGTTCTTCTTGTCAGCGTTGTACTGATTGCGCCAGCCGCGCCAGGAAAGCCCCTTGCCGTCACAGTCGATGTAGTAGGTTTCATCCGGGTTGAGCGTGCGCATTGCGGTAGTCTTACCGGAACCACTCTCACCCATAACAACAATCCCTCTGCTCATTCATCCGCCTCCATCTTGCTCATGTTGTTCACGGATTTCAGGACGGGTTCGATGTACACGCCATTGTCGTCATCCAGCATATGCAACACAGTTTCAAGAATCGCAGACTTGGAAACCAGCCTTGCATACTCCCACACAGGGATAGTGACCATACGCGGTTCACTGATAGGGTTACGATACTTGCTCACGCATCTCACTCACCTTTTTATTAAATTCAGCATTCGTATAACTGCAATCATGAATACGATAATGCCCGTCAGAGTATAAGCTACCATCGACGTACCGAGTATCATCATCACGATTCTCGGAAGAAAAAGTGTTCATGGTAATGCTGCCGTCACGGTTCTTGGAAATTGACATCATCAGTATGTCTTTCACTTCGAGAATTTCATCACACAAAGGGACAAGTTCCCGCATATTCATCATGACCTCAATGGTCGCAAGCTCTTTGTTCATGTTACCTCCTTATCTGAACCTAATCCCCATTTCCTGCTTAAATACAACTCCGGGGATTATCTCGCCGGTTTCTTTGAAACGGTCAATGAGTGCCTTGCGGTCAACTTTGTCAGGCTGGGGGGTACGGTACTCAATCGGAATCTTCTCCCAGTCAAGAATCTCCGCAGACCACGGGTTGTTCTGAATCCTCCACTTGCCGATAGAAGTCTTGACTTCCTTCTCGCCTGTCATCTTCAAGGCATCGAGGTATGTACCCTTCAAGCGTTCCACAAGGTTTTTACATGCTCTTGCATGAGAGAGCATCCGGTTGCCTTCATCCTGGAATGCCTTGCCCTCGGATTCGACATTGCGGATGATTCGGGCGTAATCCTCGCCCTTCTGGTGAATGTCACCCTGGATGCCAACAATAGCATCAATGAGTTCAGCACGTTCTTCATCCGTTTCCGCTTCGCTATACGCATCAACGAGGCTTGCATAAGCGGTGCTCAGTTCATACAGACTAGCCATTACTTCTCCTTTCCTCTCTCAACATCAGCCCTGCAGCCAGGGCGAAGTCTGTCATCTGCTCTTGCGACGTAAAAGTGATCCATCCGTCGCGGTCAGGGTTCCAATCTGGAGGCATCACAACGTAGATTTTCTGTTTGCGGTCACGATACCAACGCGCTACCTTGCGCTTACTGCCCATGCTATCCCCTCACTTTGCGGCAAGCAGCGGATTCGTATTCTTGCCAAGCATGTGAATCTCAACACTCGCGCCAGCCATTGCAGCCTGCAACCGGAGCATACGGTCATTCACACGGTTATGCGCCTCACGGGCCACGGCAGACATGTCATTCACAGGGGCATGGGTGATGATCTTCGAGCCACGATCCACCTGCTTCATGCCGTGGTGCATCTTACGGATGCCCTCGTCAGTGTAGGAATCCGGTTCGCAGACCTTGTACCCTACGCCGCGCACGTTGACGATCATGTGTCCTGCTGCAACAAGGCGCTTACGTGCCGTCTGCAAAATGTCGTTGTACGCCGATGTCCCGTACTCATGGTCGATGATGCTGCTGATCTCGTCGATGCTCAGAACATCACCATAGTGGCGTTCCTGCGCCGCCTTGACCAAGTTGTTGATTGCGTCCTTGCGATTCATTGTTTTATCTCCTTTCTATTGTTCCCATACCGCAGAATCCGTACCGTACCTTACATAACCTCGCAATACCGAAACGAACCTCACCATGAAATCCAAACCGCACCTGACATTACCGTGCACAACCTAAACAAACATTACCTCGAAATCCATACCTCACCCGGCATTACCTAGCATTACCTAACCTAGCACTAATCTTTCCAGACCGCACCAGAGAATCCAAACCATACCCGTCCCTACCGCTTTGTACCGCAACCAGGCTAACCATACCTCATAATCCATACCTTATAATACCTTGCATCATCATGCCTAACCGCAGAATCCGCACCTTACCCTGATAAACCAAGCCATAACTTACCAGGAAATCCATACCATACCCAATCGCACCGCACCGTGCCTTGCTTTGACTTGCCTCACATTACCGCAGAACCCAAACCTTAATCCATCGGGGCTTCCTGGATTACGGTAGCGAACCGGCCATAGCCAAGAGAACGCGCTTCACACAAACCGATATACTGACCAGCGTTTTCAAACGCCATGGCAATCACATCCACGTCAATGTGTTCCTCGTCGAACAGAAGGTCGAACTCGCAGCACCACACATCGAAACGAGGACGGGTACGAATCACACGGGAGCGCTGAACCGCAACGGCGCGAACGTCGAAATACTTCATGTCGTTCCGCATCTTTTCCAGGTCGAACGGAACACCAATGTCCAGCGGAGCAACCGCGCCTGCGAACTGAACGTACCGCTGAATGTCCTTGCCAGCCTTGAACAGCTTTGCGCCATTCTCTAAGGTTTTCTGCAAGCACTCTACCGGAATATGCAGACCGTTGATCTCGTCGTAGTACAGAGCCGCTTCCCATTCCAACTGGGAAATCTTCATCAAGTCATCTTCCGTCTTTTTGCGCTTGGACGTGTACTTTTTCAGTTCGAGGGCCAGCGGATGCAGCGGGTTGACGGTCTTGGGGCTGTGCATCATCAGAGTGTTGATGCCTTTCAGAGTAACGTGCAGCTTCTTCATGATCTTATCTCCTTTTCTCTTACATCAACCGGCTTGTCACATACCGGTTTGAATTGTTATAATGCACACGGAAAGACGCTTGGGCTTGGGCGTTTTCCGCATCTCCTTTTCTCGTCCCGTCGTGATGGTTGTGCTACATCGCGGCGGGGTTTTTTATTTCCCCGTCATGAACCGGATAAACGGTTCGCGTGGAATCTTTACCCGTGTCCCCATGACCACCACCGGGAATCCTAGATCTTGGGGACGCTGCTTCGCCCATACTCTCAAGGCTTGTGGATCGCAGCCGAGTATTGGTGCTACTTGTGCTACCGTCAGCCATTCGCGGGGGTATTCCCGCAACTCCTGAACATTCATAGGAACGTGTGCGCTTTAGGTCTGCGCTTCGCCATCATGTCCGCGAATGCTTGATACCGGAACAGGTCGGGCATTATCCATGCTATGCGGAGCATGAGGGCGCTGATTGCTATGCAGAATAGAAACATCTTTTCACTCTCCTGTATAACCACTTGCGGTCAAACCAGCGTCGATTAGTCTACGTATGATCTCCGAAAGTGAACAGCGTCGAAATTCATCCGTCTGTCTGATTGAAAGTATTGCTTCCTGTTGTTCGGGCGTAAGTGTAAGAGACATTCGCCAATCTTGCTTCTTGGAATCCACTCTATTGTCCACCCCCTTCCGTGCGTTTGTGGTTCATCAGTTCCGAACCTTGATGCAATTATACAACACCAGTGATGAACTGTCAATACATTTTCTTCATCAGTTCATCATTTAATCAAATTGAAACATTTACAACACTTCATCAATGGTGTATAATATTTTTGAAATGGAGGGATTTCAAATGCCTACACTGAATCCGAGAATCACATTTACCGTTTCAGAGGACATGATGCAGAGAATAGACGAATACAGGTTTGATAACAGGATAAAGAATCAAACACAAGCCATTGTAGCCCTATTGAACAAAGGGCTGTCGATGCACTTACCGGAGCCAGCGCCAAAGCAAGTATTAACCCGTGAAGAAGAACACGTGTTAGAAGCATATCGTGCTGCCGACGTTTATGCAAAGCAGTACGCGTTACAATTATTGGAAACCCACCCAACCAAGAAGGTGAGAACATGAAGCCAAAGGTTCGCGCTAACGGCATGGGAACTGCTTTTAAGCGTGGTAGGACGTGGTATGCCCAGGTGACAATAGGGCATAAGGCTGTTGAACGCGACGGCAAGATAGCGTATCAAAGCATCCGAGTGACAAAGGGTGGGTTCGCCACAAAACGGGACGCGCTCTTATATTGCCCTACCCTCAAAGCCGAAGCATCAAAGAAGAAACACGTCAACTATCTTACCATGCGGCAGATATACGACGCATGGATGCCCACGCATGAGACAAAGGTCAGTAGGAGCACAATGGATTGCTACAAAGCGGCATTTAAGTATTTCGCCCCAATTCATGACTATCCGTTCAATGAAATTGATCTTGACGATCTGCAGGAGTGTGTGGACGAGTGTCCGAAGGGGAGACGAACGAAGGAGAATATGAAAGCATTGGCTGGATTACTCTGTAAGTACGCTATTCCAAGGCATCAAACAGACCTCAACTATGCGGAGTACATTTATACCGGGAACGACGGTAGAACTTCATATTCTCCATTAAACAAAGGCGAAATTGACAAAATACGCGACGCTATAGGGAAGGTTCCACATGCGGAGGATATTTATACCCTTATCTACACTGGATTCAGGCCAACGGAACTCTTTAATCTGACTAAAGATTGCTATAAAGACGGAGTGCTGTATGGTGGAATCAAAACCGAAGCAGGGAAGAACAGGGCTGTACCTGTTTCGCCCAGAATAAAAGAGATTATCGAAAATAAGCTGTCCCAAAATTGGGACTTGATATTTCCGAAGGACGACGGTTCGCCAATGACGGCAAGATACTTCCGGGATGCCATATTCTATCCTGTGCTTTCCGCCATAGGTATACAGCCCATACCAACGAAGGACAGCCCACCCAAGTACGTCCCATACTCATGTCGTCACACCTTCGCAAACATGATTAAACTAGCCGAGGGGTCAGACAAAGACAAAGCCGGGTTGATGGGGCATGAGGACTATACTACCACCAAACGCATGTACCAGACCGCAGAAATCGACGCAATGAAAGCAATCATCGACCAACTCTAATGCTATCATACTGCTAACAGACGCACTCATTCCCCTTGCAAATACGCACTTTGTCTATGAATGGGGTTCAAGAGGCCGAGAGTTCAAATCTCTCCACCCAGACCAAAAAAGTCCCGAAAACAACGTGTTTTCGGGGCTTTTCATTATCTCCCAATCTAGAGCGTCAATCACCCAAAGTTGCCTAAAATCGGGAGAAATGGTGTTTTATTGCTAACTCTACTGCTAACTCTCACTACTAACATCCGCAGGTTCTTCCACCTTCGCAGCAGTGTTCCGCAAAAAGTTAATTTCCTCATATACCGTCGCTTCAATATCCGCAACGTCAACGTCGAATCCGGCAGCGGCAAGTTGATTCTGCACCCACGTCAACTTGTCAGCGCCATGACCAGCACCGTACATCTGTTCGGCAGCGAATACCAAGGTACGCACCACAGCCTTGACGATCTGCTGCTGCTCGTTTGTGGTCTTGGCCTGAATCCACGGAATCAGTCGATAGGTGATCAGGGCGGCAACCAGAGCAATGATAGCCTGAAATATGGGGGTCAGATTGATATTCATAGGTTCCTCCTTACCACGTCGTTATGATTTTTTTAGCCTTTTGTTTTGCAACTAGAGTTAGCTTTTGTGGGTCGCAGACTTGTGAAGGAAGCAACATACCCCTCGCCGCATACCCACCGTAGTTGAGCCAACTGACGCATGATACGACGACATAGTGTTTCATGGACACGGTTTTATTGCGACCGTCAATAACAATCTTGGCTGGTTTAGAGATAAATCCCTTGTGGACGTGACCGGCAACAAGGCAATCCAGACCGTCGATAACATTACCAAAGCGTTCATCCCGGTTCACGGCAGCACCCGTATAGATGCCACCACCAGCACCATGCAAGACTGCAAAAGTGTACGTCGCCTCTGGTTTATTCTCGCTTGACCGAGTGCCAAGCGATATTGTCATATACGCAATGTTCTCACGGT